TACATAAAAAGAGACTGTTCACAAGGGCAGACTTTGCCGACTACGCAAACTTCATGCTGTGGGATCGCAACCGCTTTGATAGGCTGCTAAGAGAGGAATGGGTCTACATATGGCGTAAGCGCGGCTTTGGTGAGACCAATATGTATGAGGTGTCATTTAAGGCTAAGAAGATGGTGACGTCTATCTATAAGAAACTGACCGGCCTAGAGCCAATTCCCACGTCAGTAAGACGAAATAAGGCGTTCCGTAAGAACGCCCCATTCCATCAAAAAACATTAGCAAAAGCTATACTAGATTTTAACGACCGATTTAAAGAACAACAACAACGTCCTTCTCCTGGAGAATTACATAGCGAGTTTCGTTGATCAACACGTCATGGCTGTTGACCTTGTCGTACAGAATGACGTCGCCATACTGAATTCCAGACACTTGAATACCAACGTCAAAGACAGTCGCCTTGTGGTAACGCATATCGCTTGAGTCCTCACCGGTTAATAGAAGACCGCTTTTTGTTTTTTTCTGCTCAGAAATCTTCTGAGCAAGCAAGTATTTATTTAGTACTCTCATCTGCTCTGATATTTGTAATGATAGCGTTTGTACTTAAGATTGTCGTAGCGACCGACACAGCGTTCAATAGAGCGTTCTTTGTCACCTTCGTTGGGTCAACAATACCAGCCTTGATCATGTCAACATACTGCTCAGCCTTCACGTCATAGCCCTCGTTAGGTATTGGCATGATTCCATCCATGATACTATATGCGTCCTTACCTGCGTTTGTGATGATCTGCCACATTGGAGCTCTCAAAGCCTTGATCATAATATTTAATGCAGGAGTGATTTCGCTGCGTCCAAGCTCTGTTGCCTCGTTGAACAATGCTACACCACCACCAGGAAGAATACCCTCCTCTAAGGCCGCCTCAACAGCACACACAGCGTCGTCAATGCGGTCCTTCTTCTCCTTCTGCTCAATGTCACTTAACGCACCAACATAGATGACAGCCACACCACCCGATAGGTTGGCAGCTCTCTCCTTACGGAAGTCAGTCTCCTCTTTGCTTACGCTCTCGAAGATTGTCTCGGTGATATCGGTGATTCTATTGTCTATGCTATCTTGAGAGCTAGCATAGGGCATAAAGATCGTATTATCCTTACCAACGATTACCTTGGCGCATCTGCCTAGATGTGCTACGTCAATCAATGACAAGTCATCACCAGTGTCCTCACTGAAGTATGTGCCGTCCAAAGCGATCGCTAGATCCTCTAGTAAGTCTTTCTGACGGTACCCGAAGTTTGGAGGCAGGATGTTGCATGCCTTGATTTTGCCCTGAACCACGTTGATATTCAGCGTATTAAGTGCAGCAGGGCTCAACTCACCGATGATAAGTAATGGCTTGTTCTGTGCTACAATGTGCTGTAGCACCTTCTCAATATTCAACAAGTTACTGATCTCTTGGTCAGTGATCAACACGTATGGGTTGTCCAGCACAGCCTCTTGACGCTTGTAGTCAGTAATAAAATGACGACTAGTCCAACCACGGTCAGCCTTGATCCCCTTTATCACCTCAACATACGTGTTGTGGTCCTTACTGTTCTCAACTGATACCATCTTGACCTCACTGAACGCGTCAGCGATCATACCACCAATCTCAGTGTCATTGTTTGCACTGATTGAAGCCACATCACGGAGCTTCTTTCCGGATAACTTCTTTGAGCGTTTGGTTAGATTGCTGACAACCTTGTCAGTAATTTGATTAATCTCACGGATTACCTCAGTGACATTGTCTTCCGGAGAGAGCACCTCCTCAGCAGCATCAACAATAGCCTCAGCCAACACAACACTTGTCGTGGTACCATCACCTGCAACGGTTGCTGTCTTCTCAGCAGCCTGTCTGACCATCATAACAGCCAAGTTCTCAACCGGGTCATATAGATTGATCGACTTAGCGACCGTTACACCGTCCTTTGTGACCGTAATACCACCCACATGATGCTCTGATTCAATGAGAACAGTGCGTCCTCGCGCACCTAATGTGCTTTTTACTGCTCCAGCGATCGTTTTGATGCCTTTAATGAGCTTTTTGCGACCTTCGTCGCCTAAATGAACATGTTTTACTACCATTTTATTAGATTTATGTCACAAATTTAGTCAAATTTGAGACATTAGTCTAATTATAATGAAAAAACCCCTCACTTGGAGGGGTTTGAGTTGTTTATCGTAGCTTCTTTAGATTGCTAACCTGTGCCTTTATAGTGTTTCGGTTGGCAGCGTTGTCTTGAGCAGCTCTGTAGCCAGTAGCCATGCCGGGGACGTCAAGCGGATTATTCGATCCAGTGAACTTGGCAGCACTTCTTGCCTGACGAATGTCAGCAGTAGTCGCTTTAATACCAGCTTTGTTGCCTTCTTTGATATACTGCTTGCGCTGAGATTTCATCTCGCCCTTATATTCATTAATGGCTGTCTTTGGCTTTGCAATAAAGCTCTCACCTAGATTGGTTTTAGACGCATACGAAGCAAATTGCTTAAGCTGCTTGTTTGAAGTGCCCGCTGTATTTGGATTAACATCACCAAACCAACCCTGTGTAGCTGTCTTTTTAGCTTGTGGCCCCTTAAGTGATTTGTTTGTTTCAATCTTTGTAGGACGTTTGGTCGGCATTTTAGCCATTGGAGCATTAAAATCAGCCTTTGGTGGATTCTTTAATGTTTTTGTCCAACGAACGTCACCTCCACTTGAAATAATAGGCTCATCAAAATCCTCGCTGAGTTTATTGGTTTTACCTGTTAGGTAGCTTTTCAATTCAGGGTCTACACCTCTTCTGTTGAATTCAGCCGAACGAAGACCTTTTTGATATTGTGATCTTACTTCAGGCCAACTTGAACCTGTTGATCCACTTGTAAGCTTAACGCCAGTAAATTCTGGGTCGGCTACCCTTGCGCCCGTCTTTGGGTCGACTATCTTTCTTGCCATTGTATAACGATTTTAAAAATTACTATGTTTAATACCAACTCATTCACTTCGTAGTCAACGTCTGCCGGAAAGATCTCCAGGCCGACCGCTAGGCCGAAAGTAGGTACGAGTATAATTGTCATGATTTATAAAAATTGGCCTTAGCGTAAGAATGAGCCTTCTTGGCACCCTGATAGGCCTCTCTAGTTGATTGGATGTTCTTTCCAACAAATTTATTACTGCCAGATAAAGCACTATCAGTGACCACTTCTCTATATTGATCTCTAGTCTCTTTACTGCAATTGTTATTTTTCATTGAACAAGCTAAACCTGTTACTGATTTTGGAGTTGCATATTCATACCCCTTGATCTCAGCATCCATTCGGTTGATGTCTGACTCCATACGCCCTTTTACACGTGATACCTGCTCAGCAGATGGACGAACTGTTACATTTTTAGTCGTTTGACCTTTTCCGAACTTGCCTCCTAACTTATCAATGGCCGCGTTCTTGAACGGCATACCGTAATCTTTCATGATCTTTTTTTTCTACAAATATAAGGATTATCAGATATATAGAAGTAGCGGGTAATACCCCCAATCCGCGCGAGCCGGCGCGAAAGGAAAACGGTTTGCATTTCGGGGTGGGGGGTCTGCTTTTCGAACTTTTCGGCCGAACTTTTTGGCTTTTTGGGTGGGGTGTTGGTTTGTCATGGAAACCAATACAGACGTGCCCTAGGCCGTGCTGCCGTTTGTCGTTACGTTTGCTAGGCTTGTCTTATAATTTGCATTATGTTAAATAGAATAGACTTTGAGACCAATCAATTAGCCGTCCAATCTGCACGCCTGAAGGCCTGCCGTTCGTTCGTTTGCGCGGTTGGTTGCGCGCCTGAAGGGAGGAGGTTACACCTTGTAATCATTTCACACAATAAATATTTACCTAGCATCATGCGTTTACGTAGTACATAACTATCTAATTGTCAAGCATTTAGCCGCTAGACAAACATGTCTCTTATTTAGAATGATTATAAATTAGCATGAAAAGTGAAAATAATTGTAGAAAAGTATTGCACATTTAAAAACTTGCCGTATATTTGTATCAAGCAAACGAGCTAACAACAACACTTCTTACTAGCAAGCCCTCAGGCGTTACGATGACGAATCAGTATACTCAGGGTGACCGAAACGATAAAGCTTTACTAAGCGCCCTTCGGGGAGCACGCCGAGGTAAAGTGGTTCAAAGGTAGGTCTGCTACACTAGCTCAGGAGGTTCTTTGACATATTGGTAAGACTATAAACTAACTAGGTGAGTCACACTAGGCCGGTGCTGTAAGTATAAAGACTCAGCGAAGCCGGGGCGCTCGATACACTACTCAGGTGGTCGACGTCAACCTCACAGGCCAAATGGTGATGCCTGTAGAGATTAAAAGAGAGCACGTAGTTTCACGTGACGTGCAAGCATTAGGTGTAGTTAGAATGACTAATTAATGGAAGCGATATCCACTGCACCGCAAACCAATTAAACACAATAGATATGTATTTATCAAATGAATGTATCAGCAAAGAACAACTAACTAACGAACTACATGGACAAATTGAAAGTCTACATAGAGAATTGGTAAGATTGGAAAAGATTAAAAAAGAAGGTATTTACAAACTACCATACACGGAAAGCTATGTAGAAAAAAGAATCATTAGTATACCTGCTCAAGTGTTAGACAAGAAAGAAAGAATCAAACAACTAAAATAAAGTAACCATGGAAACTAGAGTAATCAGAATCGAGGGCCGTTACGAAATCATCGGCTTCTTTCAGGAAGGTGTGTTAGTTAAGACACGCAAGTTATTAATCCCTTTTAGATATAGATAATTATGAAAGCAGTACTAGTTTGGGTGGATGAGTTTGAAACCTTCTACCAAATTCCTGAAAAGGTATTTAATGAATTTCAAAACACTGAGTCTTATAACAAATTGGAAGAGCTAGGTTTTAGCCTTCATGATGAAAGTTCAGGATTTAAATTCTTAGACAAAAAAACTAATCAATTAAACGAACTAATTAATCAATTAAAATGACAACTTTAAAGACATTCAAAGCACTTATCAACGGGACGTTGGTAAAGGTAGACCAACAACATTTCGGTGGCCAAGACATCCGCTACAAATTGCATCGCACACAGTATGTCAACAATGGATATACTGTGACATATGACGAGCAAACGCTCAGCGCAGATAACTTTTGGAAACTTAACCCTCAAATAAAATAATCATGAAACTAGCACTCATCATCGCAAAGGCCATCCAAATCTGCATGGCAAGTTCAGTAGGTATTGCAGTAGCATTCGCCTTGTACAAAGTAGTCACAAACCAAGCCACAGGCATGTCAATCTAAAAGCCATGAGAATTACAAACATAAACATCAAACGATGCATCCTTGGGGGATACACGATTAGTGGTAACGTAAATGATGTTCATTACATTGCCCATACAAATGACGACTACGCATTCAGGTATCTGAATGAAGACTACAATCAGGACTTTCAGAAAGTCGCAATACAAATCTGCAAGTTACATTTAGAAAACAAGTATTATGAAATTCAAGATTAAGTTTGTCAATAGATGGTGTCAAGTCATCTATGTTACTAAAGAATTTAGTGACAAGAATCATTTCAATAACTACCTAAACTTTATGTTAGTGACCTATGGTTACCAACTCGATGAGGTTTGGAATAACAACTAGAAATCATGGAAAAATTTGCAAGACGATGCGACGCTACGGGCAAAGGCATCAACGAAGGATATGTAGTAGGTGACGGCGAGTTGTACTACGCTAGCAAGGATGACTTACTAGACCACCTAAAAAGCATACAAGACTTTTGCGGTGTGAAGGTAAGTAAGCTATGCAAGGATGACGACGAGCTCTTAGAGTTCTTCTACGACGAAGACTACTACTACTACACCGAATGGGAAGAAATTGACGACGACTGCTACTACGATGCAGAAGGTAACGAATACGAAAACTAGAAATCATGAACGTTCAAATCAAACTACAAAACGTAAAGCAAGTATACGTAGGCTACACTGAGGGATGTACTTGCGGTTGTCAGGGTAGCTATGTATTTACTACAGAAGCCAATACTGAATGGAGAAAAAAGAATCCATATGCCAAGTTTGACTTATGTCCTGACGACAAAGAGGTACAACGAATCATCGACTTAATGAAAGATGAACAAGACATTATCATTTCAATAGTAGGAGATGAGATACAATTCAAATCAGTTAACAAATACATTTTATTCTATAAGCCATGAAAATCGTAATCACACAACACTACGGATTTGCCCACTATTGGACATTAATCTATCGCAACAAACGTTTCTATCTAGGTCAAGACGTAAAGTTCTGCAACCGCATCCTTCAAATGCATCCACGCGACGTTGTCCGCTCAATCGGTGACAACGACCTGACAAATGAGAAGACCAACAAGAAGTTAGCTCAGTTCATCGTCAAGACATTAAAGGAAACACACTTGATCGACTTTAAAAATTTACAACCATGGGACTTAGTAGCAGATTAAAACAATGGCTCGCTGATGGCAACGTCATTGTCAAACCAAACGGCCGGTATGCCACTCAGTGCAGTCAGTATGCCAATTCACTAACTCTTAAAGAGCTAGTGAACTACTACATAAAGGAGTATGTCAGCTAAATGCCTGATTCTCAGGACCTCATGTTACGCCATGTTGGCCGTATGTCAACTTTTAAACGCGTAACATGATGATTGTGAGAGACTTAACCCCCTTTTATGTCGGAATGTCAACTTTTCCTTCAATATCTAGAGAAATAAATCGCTATATACTTACTATATATATACTATTTATTATTTTTATTTTGAAAATTTTAAAAAGAACCTTGGTAACCAAAAATCGACATAGCCCTTTATATTGCTAGAAATTCTTGACATAAATTCGTAAAAAGTCAACATAAGTCAACATTAATTTGTACATTTGTAATGCCTCACACCATTAATTACAACTTTACAACGCCCTTGTGATGATATAGTAGTGAGGCACTATTGATTCATGGGGGCGTTTCTTTTTACTATGAAGACACCTGAATGGATGAAACCAATCATCCGCAACGGCCGCTATGAGACAATGAAGTTCATCATGTCCAACCCAACCGACAAAACATCAATCAATCAGTTGCTCGGATGCAACCACAACAAAATCCGCAAGCACATTGAGAGCCAATTTCAACCGGGCATGACGTGGGAAAATCATGGATGGTGGCACATTGACCACATCAAGCCATTAAGCACGGCTAAAACTGAGAAGCAATTAATGATGCGATTCAGATGGCAGAACATTCAGCCTTTATGGCGTGAGGCCAACTTACGTAAAAAGAACGGCATCATATCGCCTAATTTATTAGAAGAGATTAATAACCTGATGGCCGAACGCTATCGCAAACATGAAGAACATGATAACCAAACACGACCTTGACTACCATGGTTATGAAACCATGGAAGCTTACTTCGAATCAATCTGCCAACACATCGAGGCCAACGAGCATTCGGTAGCCCGTGAGATGCAGGCCAAGCTATCCAAAGGCCAACTGCTAGCCTTCGAGCAGTTTCTAGACGAGGCGTATTATTATGAACTAATGGATGACTTATGATGACACCAAAAGAGAAAGCAAAAGAGCTATACAATAAGTATTCTGTATATAATGTTAATGGTAAATCTATTATGAAAATAGGTCCAGAAGTTAAAGTATTTACATTGATTGCAGTTAATTTATTAATGGAAGAGGCGTATCGTCAACATGACTACGAAGGCTTTATATCATATTGGAAAGAAGTTAAACAAGAAATACAAAAGTTATGACAGCAGTAGAATATTTAGTAAAAAAGATGAATGAGATGGGATACGACATCCCACCATTTATGTTAAATAATGCATTGGAGATGGAAAGAGATGCAAAGACCCTAGCCAAGTCGAGAGGTGCACAATCTATGGTAGAACACCCAACCGAAACCGTACTACCTACCCTTCTAGGCCTAGAGACATGGGAGCAGTTGTTCGACTACATCTATGAGAGCAAACTGAACGGCCAAAAGAAGCAGAGCAAAGAGTTATATCAATCGCTATCAACGCGACGCCAAGTTGAATTCCAGGACTACCTCATCGAGATGTTTGACCAAGAGTTCATGAGCGCTGAGATGCTAGCACAATCCCTTAAATTTTATGCAGATAAGAATAACTGAAAGTTGGCCGGCCGGTAGGACTATCGGCCTGTCAGTGTCCCTGAGTTTGGATGACAGGGAGATACTCATCCATTTTTTATTACACGGAATATCTATAAAGTTATGATGAACGAAAGAATGCAGACCAAGTACATGACGGTCTTAGAGGACATGTATTTAAGCGATGGTTTCAAGTTACAAGAGATGCGCTCGAAGCATAGAGTAAGCGCATACCTGATCACCATTTGTGTCAAGCTAGGCTACGTTCAGAAGACCAAGGGCACATGGTACAAGTGGTCAAAAGGTTTACCGACCAAGCGTCATCTCGGCCGTATCAAGCATGAGCTTGAGTCGATGCAGAAACCAAAGAAGCGAGTAGTTAAACTATTATGGGGGCTTATCACTTATGAGGTATAGCAATTATCATGTGTGCTACCACGTTAGTCCAATCTTGTGCACAGGTGTGACGGTTGAGGCTCGTAGTATAAGAGAGGCAATCACTAAATCAAATATCAATGAAGACACCATCATCTATGTCGCCAGTCTTGAAGAGATACATCGTGACGTTCGAGAATGGCCAGACTCTAAAGCTATTTGCAGTTAACAGATGGCGGGCGCTTGACCTATGTGCTATTATGTCAAGTATGCCGATAGAGTCTATTAATGAAGCCAAAGTACAAATCAAAATTGAATTTATAAATCCTAATTAATATGTATGCACTAATTTCAGTAGGCGCATATGCAGGGTTACTGCATGTCGCCAAGATTAACAACACAGTTCTACGGGCAAGCCTCGGCATCCCATTGGTTGTAACAATGTTCTTCTGTGGTCTTATGGCTCTAACGCAAGGCATAGCAGCCCAATGGATCCCTGATCGGCCCGAGTACAACGTGGTATCAAATGGTAACTTTTACACCACATCGCCTGACATGAACACCGCTTTGTCTATCGCTCTACCAACCTTGCAGCACAACGGAGCCAAGATGCACACCCTTGCTATTGACAAGAGTGACACTGACACACCGCTGTTCAACTACTTCATTAGAGATGAAGAGGAGCACATGGTATACGTTGTTTATATCACTAGAACAAAGTCAAATGACTACGTGGTATGGTTCAAGTTCCTACCCAACGAGTCGATTGATTTTGAGGAGGACTTTGTTATCCTAGAATATGTAAAATAATTTTGAATGTTTAATATTTTTTAACTAAATTTGTAATCTAATGCACTGGAGAAATTTAATGAAAGACAACAAGTACCTAGGGAGTTGGGACTTGGAGGTCGATGGCAAGTACGAGCCACGAATCGTTACAATCGAAAAAATTTATCAAGACGTCATGGTCGGTGAGATGGGCAAGGAAGACAAGGTCTTCGTCAAGTTCAAGGAATACCCTAAGTCCATGGTGTGTAATCGCTCAAACTTTAGAAGACTCGAAGTTTTCTTCAACTCGTTTGACTTCAACGACTACCTAGGCAAGCAGATTGTCATGTCGGTAGAGAAGGTCAAGAGTCCACAGGGTATGGTTGATGCGTTGCGTTTCAGCACGCGTCCGTTACCTAAGCAGGAGAAGCCAACACTTGACGACGCTCGCTTTGCTAAGGCGTTGCATGCTTTGCAGGAAGGCAAGACAACCGTTGAGAAGTTAACTAGTGATTTTAATTTAAACCAGGCGCAACATGATCAGATTAAGGGCATCCAATAGTTCAGGAATATTTTCGGGCGCGAGCGGAGGTTTAACACCGGTTCAATCAGCCACTCTTGATGGCTTATTGGCCAAGGTTAAGCTAACTGAAATCCAAGCAGCCAAGCGTGATGAGTTGATTGCCAAGCGTGACGCCAAGCCTGAGCTCAGTGATGGTGCAAAGACTATCATCGAGGACATCGTCAACACCACGGCATACCAATACAAAGACTCGTTTGGTAGCCGTGAGACTGACAAGGGTACGCGCGTTGAGGACGACTCGATTGAGCTATACAACCGCATCTTCTTCACTGACTACAAGAAGTTGGTCGAGGGTGATGAGTTCTATGAGCTTGTTTACAAGTGCTTGGGTGGTCACCCTGACATCGCTGACAAAAAGCGATTGAAGGTCGTCGACATCAAGAGCCCATGGTCTAAGAAGACGTTCCCTAAGTTGGAGAGTAAGGCTCAGAAGAAAGTCAAAGAGGCAGGTTATGACTGGCAGATAAAGAGTTATCTATTTATGCTGCGCAAGATGACTGGTCTTGATTGGCGTGATGGTGAGGTGGCATACATGTTAAGCGACACGCCTGAGGATTTGCTCAATGAATGGGACGAGCCGACGTTGCATTACATGGGTGACGTGCCTGATCAACTTCGCGCTACTATTGTTAAGGTCACATTGACCGACGATGAGATAGCTGTGATGGACGCTGCATTAGATGCTAGCATTGAGTATGCTAAGTGGTACACTGACTATTTAAAAACCAAGAACCAATGATACGCTTATTAACTAACGGTGGTTATGAGGAGCTCGACAATTATGTTGGCGAGGTATTCCAAAGCTATAAGAAGCAATATTTGTACTACGTTACAATAAATAAGAAGGAGTATGTCTTCTATCCTGACGAGGTCGAGGTAATCACTGAGCATGTATACTTCTTGGAGAAGGAGTCAAATCGTGTAGAGTTAGCAAGCTATGGTATCGTAATACTCATTACCGTAATATGTATTGCGGTAATATTTTCTGTAATCTTTTAATTAATATATATGTTTAAATTCAAAGGGATTGCCTACAAAGTGGGCAATGTGGAGACCATCTCCGACAAATTTCGCAAGCGTGAGTTCATTGTAACCGATGGTGCTGACCAATACCCACAGTACATTCCATTCACATTTGTTAATGACAAGTGTGACTTATTGAATAGTATCGCTGAAGGCCAAGAGGTTGAGGTATCGTTCAGTTTGAAGGGTCGTGAGTGGACCAATCCAAAGGATGGGCAGGTGAAGTACTTCTCTACTATTGAGGGCTTTGCTGTTACGGCCACATCTAACCCGGCATTCGCTCCACAAGTAGCGCCTAGCGCTCCAGGATCAGGGCACACTGACGATTTGCCATTTTAGTTCATAGCACCTGCTAGGACAGGTTTGTTGTTTTGGTTTAATGGGTGTATCCTAGTGCACCCATTTTTAATCTAATCTAATTATGTGGTTTAAAACTTCAACGGCTGACAGGCCGATAAAAGATTCTATCGTTGAGTCGGTAATCAATAAGTATAGACAGCGTTCACAAACAGGAATCAATAAGTATGGCGTAACAATGGACCGCAATGATTTGTCGGACATTGATTGGCTTACACATGCTCAGGAGGAAGCTCAGGACTTGACGCTGTACCTAGAGAAGATGATTGTGAGAAAGAGAGCCGAGGGCCAATTGCTCGATCAATATCACGCGTGGTACATGCAACAAATGAAGGACAGGGGTACCATTCATTGGGAAGACATGGAGGCCAAAATTGCACAACTAAAACAAGGGCTATGAAGATACAAACAGAATTTTTAAGAGTAGGTGAGGCAACTACCTACTTCGAGCAGTATTTCGAAACGCAAACCCTTAAAAAACTATCATCAACTAACTGGCGATTGATTCAAGACGTAGTTGATGACCTGGCTCAGATACTAAGTGAGGATAATAAAGTAATCGTTGACATTAAAATATTAGAACAATGAAAACAGCAGTAGATTTTTTGCATTCAGAATACAATAGAATACTTGGTAGTGTATTGGTAACTCCTCAACAAATTATTGAAATGAGTGATGCTTTAGAAAACGCCAAAGAAATAGAGAAGGGGCATATAAGTAAGGCATATTTTGAAGGATGGAGTTGCCCGCACGGAGAAGGATTTCCCGAAACTGGAGAACAATACTACAACCAAACATTTACCAACTCTCCGGAAATTCCGACAAGTTCAAACCAACAATGAAACGAGAATACTATTACCGAATCCTGCACACGTTGGCAGGCATAGCTATAGGGTACTGGCTATTCTATAGCAAACCAAAAGTAGAGCACACTGTCATTGAGATACCAACTGACTTTAGTGAATGTACCACTGAAATACAAAAGAGATGTTATGATAGAAGTTATTAAGGGAATAATCAAGAGAGACCATCTTGACGGAGATAGCCAGTGTAAGGCCGTTGCCGACGTTCGGAACTACCTAGCGTTTGTCATGAGACACCATTACCACATGAGTCTTAATGACATCGCAAGTGAGTTCAATCGCAGGCACACGTCAATCATGCGCGCTATTGACACGCATATTGCAAGGACGCTTAAGGGCGATCCATACATAGAGGACAATATAATTGAATACAAAAAAGAATTAGGAGATGGTGACTTATTTTCAATCGATTACACAAACCTCCACACCTTTCCACGTGGACGTAAGCCAAGCGCTGAAGAGGATCAGGGAGGGGAAGTCGAAGGAGTTGGTAGAATCGGTCAGAGCTGCCTCGACTAAGGACGAACGCAATGAGCGAAAGAAACTACTACCTGCCATATGTTTCAGTGGTAAGTTTGAGAAGCGTGCAGACACTGCCTGCATAGAGCACAGTGGTCTTATATGCCTCGATTTCGATGCCTTTGAAAATCAGCAGGCCTTAGAAGACAAACGCTTTGAACTACAGCTCAGCCCTTACACCTATGCTATCTTCATGTCGCCATCAGGTGATGGGTTGAAGGTATTGGTAAAGATACCTGCCGACATTGAGAACCATAAGTACTACTTTGATGGCCTTCACTCGCTGTTCTTCTGCAATGAATTTGACACCACAAGTAAGAACCTCAGCCGCGTATGCTATGAGTCGTATGACCCAGATATGTATGTTAACGAGGATAGTAAGGTGTTCATTGATATGGTCCGACCATTACCGCAACAGCGTGTTGCGCAAACGACAACCATCCGAGTAGACGACACCAATGAAATCATCAGACGACTAAGCATTTGGTGGGGCAAGAACTACGGTATGGTTCCAGGACAGCGCAACAACAACCTGTATGTATTTGCTGTGGCCTTAAAGGAGTTCGGAGTCAATCAATCTGAGGCTCAGTCTGTATTAATGAATCAAGACCCATCGGGTGAGATGCATGCTGAGATACCAACGATTGTTCGATCGGCCTATCGTGACATGTCATCATTTGGTACTAAGTTCTATGAGGACGTTGAGAAGTTGGATGAAATCAAAAGGATTGAGAAGATGAGTACATCTCCTCAAGAAGATGATTGTGAAGAGTTCTGGACCAAGTCGAGCAAAGGGAAGGTTGAGGCAGTGCCGCACTTATTTAGAACGTTTCTAAATAACAATGGGTTCTTTAAGTACTACCCACCAGGATCAAGGACGTTTGTATTTGTCAGAGTGATTGACAACCTGATAAGTGATGTCAACGAGGATATCATCAAGGACTTTGTGCTTGACTATCTGATGGACTATGATGACTTGATGGTGTACAACTACTTCGCCATGAACACCAAGTTCTTCCAAGAGGCGTTCCTAAACTTTGTTCCAAAGATTGAGGCGACGTTTAAGGAGGACACCAATGAGTCAGCCTATCTGTACTATATGAACTGCGCTGTGCACGTCACTAAGGATAAGGTGGATGTGATTGACTACAAGGATTTGGATGGCCATGTGTGGGAAATGCAGCGAATAAAAAGAGACTTCATTTACCGTCCTAACGTTGAGGACTGCGAGTTTAATACGTTTGTCAGCAATATTTCAGGAGGTGAGTCAGATAGAATTCGATCGATGCGCTCGACACTTGGATATCTTATGCATAGCCATAAGCCAGCAAGCTATTGCCCAGCTGTCATATTAAACGATGAGGTCATCAGTGACAACCCTGAGGGTGGTACAGGTAAGGGTATCTTTGTAAACTCAATCAATCACATGAAGAAGATGGTTAAGATTGACGGAAAGGGGTTCAGCTTCCAGAAGTCATTCCCATACCAACGCGTTCAGGTTGACACACAGGTGTTGGTGTTTGATGACGTCGCTAAGAACTTTGCGTTTGAGAACCTATTCAGTGTCATCACTGAGGGCATAAGCTTGGAGAAGAAGAACAAGGATGAGATTCATGTTCCATTTGAGCGCTCACCTAAGATTGTTATTACGACTAACTATGCGATCAGGGGTGCAGGAAACTCATTCGACAGACGCAAGTGGGACCTAGAATTTAAGCAGTACTACACTAAGAACAAGACACCTGAGCAGGAGTTTGGTCACATGTTGTACAGCGGATGGCATGAAGAGGAGTGGATCAGGTTTGACAACTACATGATATCAAACCTTCAGCTGTATCTTAAGAAAGGTCTGATGAGTAGCGAGTTCAAGAACTTAAAAGTTCGTAAGCTTATTGCTGAGACATCGTCAGAGTTCTATGAATGGGCTACGTCTAGGGATAACATGGACACCAAGCCCAATGCCAAGACACTAGGCCAAGACATGCTTAATAGATTTATCGATGAGTATCCTGACTATGGAAGGTACGGAAGGTATAAACTGTCAAACGCTAAGTTTTACCACTGGCTTGACGCTTACGGTGAGTTTGCATTTGGTATGAAGCCAAGAGTAAATCGTGCTACACTAGGTAAGCAGATTCATTTTGTTGTTAAAGAATTAAAACAGTTAAAGTTATGTTAGAAGAAATTTTAGATTACTATCCAGACGAGACTTTTTTGAAGGCAGATGGGTTGGATGGAGCTGTGATCGGTGTTCAGATTGGTGAGCCAATGCGATTAATCTATTCAGTATCAAAGGTCATTGAGATCTTAATAACTGAGGATGAGATGGAGCTTGAGGACGCTCTTGAACACTTTGAGTTTAACATTCGCGGAAGCTATGTAGGTGAGCAAACACCTATATGGTGCGATGATATGTATATGGTATGAATCTAGCACAAGTAATTTTAAAGAAGCGCTTCGAAGCAATAGTAGAGGTAGCTGAGAAACCGAGAGGTAAGAAGATAGATGCTGAGCTGTCTAGCATGATGGTATCATATGTATCAGCATTGAGATTCATTAGCGGTGAGAATAAAGATCTGTACTACGATCCATACCATGCTATCATGGCCTTACGTCGTGAGTTGTCATCGGTTAGGAATTCAATCGAGTTAACTGAAGAGTTAACTCAAGCAATCAAAAAACTAAAGGATGAAGAGTCTAAGAAGCTATCAAATTGATATAGCTGAGAAGGCAACATACACACTACTTAAGCACAACATTGTATACCTAGCCATGGAGGTGAGAACTGGTAAGACCAGCACCTCTTTGGAGATAGCTAACAGGTTTGGTGCTAAGAAGGTGTTGTTCCTTACAAAGAAGAAGGCTATCGGATCAATACTTGATGACTACAAGGAGTTTGGTCACACATATCATATTGATGTCATTAACGATGAGTCAATGCATAAGCTACCGTCTAATGATTATGACCTAGTAATACACGATGAGCACCATAGATTCGGCGCCTTCCCTAAGCCGGGGTTGTATACTAAAGTGTATAAAAAGATGTTTGGTCATTTGCCAATGATCTTTCTATCAGGTACACCATGCCCTGAGTCATACTCACAGATGTACCATCAGTTCTGGGTAAGCGACTACTCGCCATTCCGTGAGTACAAGAACTTCTACCGATGGGCAGATGACTACGTCATTAAGTTTGACCGGGTGATCAATGGTTTTAAGGTAACTGAGTACTCGAACGGAAGGGAGATCGACATCATGACTAAACTCGCCTATCTAATGATCAGTCATACGCAGCAGCAGTCAGGTTTTGAGACGTCGATCGAGGAGGAAATTATTTATGTCGACATGTCTGAGAAGACAAAGATGATTGTGAAGAAGTTGGAGCGCGACTTGGTTGTGGAGGGTCGTGAAGAAGTTATTTTGGCCGACACGCCTGTTAAGTTGATGCAGAAGGTACACCAGCTATGCAGTGGCACTGTGAAGTTTGAGAGTGGTAACAGCATGGTCATTGACACCACTAAGGCTGAGTTCATAATGTCGCAATTTGCGACATCAAGAATTGGCATCTTCTATAAGTTTAAGGCCGAGCTGAAGGCATTAAAGCAGGTATATGGAGACCAATTGACTGAGAGTTTGGAAGACTTTGATGCCGGTAAGTCTCAGGCTATAGCCTTACAAATAGTCTCCGGTCGTGAGGGTATATCCTTAAAAAATGCTGACTACGTGGTGTTCTACAACATTGACTTCAGCGCGACGTCGTACTGGCAAGCGCGCGATAGGATGACTACAATGGACCGGAAGTTCAATAAAGTGTATTGGATATTCAGTGTAGGCGGAATAGAGGATAAAATCTACAAGGCTGTCAAAAGCAAGAGAAGTTATACGTTAAACATTTTTAAGAAAGACTATGAACAGACTAGCATTAATACATGACTTCATTGAGATTCATGGACTAAAGAACAAATTAAGAAAGAGAGAGCTGGTATACAAGAGATACTACATCTACAACGAGCTACGAGAGGCAGGCTTAAACCTAATGCAGACGGCTGAAGTATTTGGAAAAAATCATGCAAGTATATTTCACGGTCTTCGCATGCATAGCGACATGATTAGGTTTAGAGATGCTGTGTATGCATCAGAGACCAAGTGTGTGGCTGATTATCTAGGAGACAGTAAGTTTATGCACAGCGCAGGAACATACAGAAGAAAAAAAGAGTACAACCTAGAACAAGACATATTAGAGGCTAAATGGTTAGAAGAATTTTTAAGAATAAAACGCAGGTTGAAGTTGGGTATTTATGAAAAAACATCTACATTTGTAGGTGACCGAGCAGCAGATACAAGCGAAGCTAATCAAGAGCCTAGAGAAGGAGGGTTACTATGTGCTGAAGTTATCAGTAACAAACAAGCCGGGAATTCCTGATCTTATTGCCATACCAAGAAACTCAGATGTAAAATTTATTGAAGTAAAACGTCCAGGACAAAAGCCGAGGCCACTACAGATTTATAGAATCAAGGAGCTGCTCAACCATGGTGTCTCGGCTACCTGGTTTAATGGAGAATATTATGATATCGAATGAAAGAAAAATGGCAGCCTTATTGGGCGTACTTCCGGTCTTAATGGACTACATGGAAGACATTAGAGAAGACTACCCAAGAATATACAGCAAGGGAGTTAAGAAGGCCGGTAATGATTTTATTGACGAGGTAGAGAAGCTATCCAAGGCTGTGTTTAATCCGGTAAAAGATATGGATGGATCGATAGAGTTTTTTGATGAGGTTCAGAACATTAGCACTGCATTCAATCAATGGCTGGCTTCATAAGATATACCATCATTTGGATCAGTCAGAATCTAGCCATTCCGTTTTGGACGGTTGGTCATATTCACTTGATGACAACTGTCTATGGGGATATCATAGAGATTATCAGCTCTATGGGCATGAACATAATAGTCGCACTTGGATTCTGGTTGGACTATAGAAAAAGTAACCAATTAAATTAATATAATGGAAACACCACAAAGAGAAATGACACTTGGAGAGAAGAGATGTCATATTGGATTCAATCCATCTTCAGATGATAAGATTGCAATTTTCAAACGCATGATGGCTGACGCAATTGATTTTTTGAATGAAGCAGGTCATAATTCTAACCTTACAGATGAAGAATGGGGTGAACAACAAAGATGCTTTATAATTGCAATGGAGCATTTAGAAACTGCTCAGATGTATGGTGTAAAGGGCATCGCTAAAGCATTTAAAAACTAAACGAAATATGCCACTGACGAGTGGATCGTAACCTGCCGTGCATTGGCTGCGGTTCTCATCGTAGGGAGATAGGTTAGCCTTTCCGAGAAAAAAGGCATAGTGAGGAAAACTGTTGGTTCAGTTAAACAGGAAGGCAGCTTACGGCATAAGACCATCCGAATAAGGTACTTCAAACGGAGTTCGCGATAATCCTACCGAGTGAGTTCGAATCTCACCCTCACTACTACCCTTACTGCTGAGGGTTTTATGAGGGTTTGTAGCTATGCAGCCATAAAGAAGCAGTAAATAGTTGACAGTCTCGGAAAGGCGAGCAACACGGAGTGGCGGAAAGCAATTGGATACTGTTCAGTTGTGGGGAGACGCTAGTAGACGAAAATGCAAAAGTCATAGGTTATCAGCTGTATACCTATTGAGCAGAAGTAGATACGAGGGATAAGCTCCATGCAGGTTCGAGTCCTGCCTCCGTGCCTAAGTGGTCATAAATGTCACAATTATACGTGAATTTGTGCCTTACAAGACAAGTTAAGATAAGTGGTAAAAATTGCCACATAAGTTAAACCAAAATGTAATACAATGAAAACAGCAGTAGAATACTTATCGTATGTGTATACTCTTCAAGGTGCTATATACCAAGATGACATTGATAAAGCTATTGAAATTGAGAAGGAGCAGATTATTGAGGCCTTTGCTAAAGGTTCTGATGAAGAGTCTGACTATCACGGTTTTCAATTTATAACACCAGATAAAGCAATAGAATACTACAACGAAACCTTTAAAAAATAAAAAACCCTCTACACCGGAGAATAGAGGGGGACTTACAAACTTCTCTGTAAGTGGGGTAGATACAAAGATATTAAATAACAATGATAAAAGAAGCAGCTAAAAGATTAAAGGATGACCCTTGGCATAAGAAGTTAAGAAGATGGTGGAAGTTTAAGCGTTGGCTGTGGATGTGCAGAACAAGAATGATTATTAATTACTTTAAATTATGAGCAATTTCACCATCGATTTTTTTGAATTATGCTTCTTAGCTGAAGCATGTATACCACCAAGACCAATAGCAAGAGCAATGTTTTGGCAACATTTAACTGATGTGTATTGGGAGCAGATGACTAAAAATGAGAGAGATAGGTTATTTGAATGGATTAATAAGGACGAAAGATATCAGAAGAGTGTAATAGCTGAGCCAGAAACAAAAATATTCAATGCTCGTTTTGATCCAGACAATCAATACTTAGTTCATACAACAATGAATGGTAAAGATAATTCAACACATACATTCAAATGGAATGGGCTTTACTATGTCAAAAGAAATACGTGGATAAGTCCTGAGTTTATTACTAAAGTTGAAAAGATATGAGACAACTAGTTTACAACGCAGTAACCTGCACAGAATGTAAGGAGCTATTGGTCAGCTACACTGTGCACGACTACAAGACATGTAGCTGTCCTAACGAGGCAATGGTGGATGGTGGTCTTAGCTACGAGAGATACGGAGCAAAGGACCTTGACAAGTTGATTATCCACAACTACTACACTGACGACCCATTTGACGTAGTTCGATGCTACGCCACACGAGGTAGCCGAGGTAAAGATGGTAAGCAACCACTCACTTGGATACCGCTAAAGGACATGGACGACGACTACTTGCAGTCAGTCCTTGAGTATGGTGGTGCAGATTGGCACCTTGATTTGATTAGAAAAGAGATTAAATATAGAGAACATGAACGAAGTAGTAAAATTTAGAGAGCGCCTTAAGAAGATTGGCTACGACATCAAGCTTGCTGGTAACGTACCTTGGATATACCTTCATTCAGTTAATGGCAACATAGTAAATAGTGTGGACTGGATAAACGCTGACCACGGGTACACAATTGCTTGGTACCCTATTAAAAATGGAGAGGAGATCAAACTGAATTGGGAAGACATCAAGACAACCTTTATGTTGATCAGGAAATACGGCAAGCCTATACATAAGTACAACAATGGTGTTGGTGCTACACTATGTCATGACTGCGGAGTGATTATATCTGAGGGTCTAACCAAAGATATGAAGTGCGAAAAATGTAAAATATTTTATCCATAATCGGAGGAAAACCGATTAAGTATGGTGAAAAACACTTAATTATGAACGATGAAAGACTTAAATGCTTTACCTGTAAAAAATACAAACGAATTGATAGATTCCAAGACAACCGACGAGAATATCAATTACCACACTATAAAGGAAAGGTCGCAAGCTGTAAGCAATGCACAAGAGCAAGATTGTTGCGTGAACTACGAGCAGTTAGATATGACTTTGATACAAGAAAATTTGTAATACACTATTTTAAAAATAAAAACCAAGCACTTAAATTTTGGAAAAATGAAAGCAACACTACACTTCGAACACGAGGAGCAGGATGAGCTGCAAGATGCGCTCAACGGATTGAAATGGAGGCTTATTGTTTGGGAGCTAGACCAAGACCTACGCGGTATAGTCAAGCACGGATACATCGGCAACCGAGAGGCTACTGACACAGAGATTGAAATGGCTGAGTATTGTCGAAAAAAACTTAGACAATTAGTTAGTGATGATGGACTAAACTTAGAGTCATGAAGCCAGGTGTATACGCTGCCAACATAACAATCAAGGCCATGCCATTAAAACATGGCACTAGATTGGCACCAGTAAATAAAGTTCTTGAGAAATGGCCTGTTGGTCTTAAGGAAGATGGGTCAGTTGTTGATCCATACTTTATAGCTAAGGTGATTAAAAGGGAGAATATTAATAAATATCGGATAAATTACCAAATAGATCCAATAGTTTTTTTATCAACATTTAATTATACTGTTTAAATTTTTCGTACATTAGCATGCGTAATGCAGAATGTCAATTATGTCAACTCAACTATGCTCGAAATCAACGAGCTAACTGACAGCATCTATGAGCAACTCATGGACGAAGACTATGACGCATTGATTCCCACAATTCAAAATCTAATCGTAGTCCTTAGGGATCTGCATAAAACCCATTACGATGAAACAGTATATGGACAGAATCCTGGAGCTACTAGCGTCGGGAATGACAAAGGCTGATATTGCTCGGCAAATCATCTCAGAAAATAAACTTGATACCAGAGAAGAGACGATGAGAATATATGTCTCTCGCGCTGTTACTAAGCATAATAATAAAGGTGTTAAGGATGCATGTAATGACTTAGAAGTAGCTCCTTCAAATGTTCCATACCTTTGGCTTAAGACCAAGCAGGCTTCTTTATTTATCAAGAACCCAGCCTATCGTGTTGATCAAATTGACTATGAGTCCATCATATCAAAATGCATTGAAGGAAAATCACCGGTACCTAAGTCAGATTGGAAGCCAGGGCAGACGGTTGATCGTTTAGTCTGGACAGACGTTCACGTAGGTATGGATGCTAGTCGTAAGGGATTGGCTTTATATGCTACTGATTGGAATAGCGACCTGCTTAACAAGAGAGTTGAGGAGATGGCTGAATTTGTTCTAGCAAATAAATCATCAGACAGCCTCGTAATAGATGATCTAGGAGACTTTATGGACGGATGGGATGGTGAGACTACCCGTAAGGGACATAAGCTACCACAGAACATGACAAACGAAGAAGCGTTTGATGCGGGGCTCAAGGCTAAAGTATTGTTGATTGATTATCTAGCCCCTCAGTATAAGAACATTCTTTGCAATAATATCTGTGAAGACAACCACTCAGGTGCGTTTGGATACATAGTTAATTCAGCATTCAAGCATGTCATTGATCGTAAGTATAGCAACGTCAATGTTATTAACCACAAGAAGTTTATAAACCACTACATAATTGGAAGACATGGATTTATCATTAGCCATGGCAAAGACTCTCGCAACCTTAAGTTCGGATTCAAGGTCCAACTTGATCCAAGAGGTGTTGAGAAAATATCTCAGTACATTAGACACTCGCATGAGCTAAGATCTTGTGACTATGTAGAGTTCAGCAAGGGTGACTCTCACCAGATGCTATTTGACTATTGTTCTTCTGATGAGTTTGACTACTTCAACTTCCCGGCATTCTCGCCAAGTTCAGAGTGGGTTCAGACCAACTTTAAGAAAGGCCGATCCGGATTTGTGTTCTTCCAGATCGACCTTGAGTCCAATCGTAAGGTTGTTATGCCTTACTTCTTTTAGTCTAATAGACTTCTAGTATTTCCTGTTTCTTTAATTGACTTGATGATATCTTCAGCTTTGATGTTTTTCTCTAAAGCTTGTAAGATAAAGAAATCATAATCACTGTACTCTTTTAGTACTTTAACATATTCTTCGCCTTGTTCGGGTGTTAGATTCGCAAATCTATCTGCAAAATTAATTGCATCAACAAGACCTGTCATACGTTTATCAGTATTTATAACAAGGTTTTTCTCCCACTCTTTTGGCTGACGTCCTAGCTCTTCTTTAAGAAGTCCTATGTTCTCTTTCTTAGTTTCACTTATAGATGTCTTCTTAGCTATATTAATAACCTTTCTAGCAAAAGTTCCTAAATCTTTAGGTGCTACACCAGTTGAAAATAAAACCATTGGCAGGATCATTTCTCTTGCAAGATCTTGACCTTCTTTAGTCAGATATTTTGTTTTTGGTCCATATCCTATATCTTCTGTAAATTCGCCAGTAGTAGCCATCTTACCTAGATCAAACAATTCTATGTATGTGTCAAATGCAATACCTGGTACACCATAAGAGTCAGCCCATTTCTTATTTTTAAAGCTATTAACAGAGTATGTATTGGCTTCTTTTAGCTTTTCAACAAACTTAGCTTCTTGCTTTTCATTCATTGGCTCACCGCCTCTTAATACAAGTGTTGCATTTTTATCAGCAATAGCTTGGTCTATGTCTTCTTCAGTTATCATAGGATAGAAAGACATTACAAAATCAAAAGATTCAGCTATAATATCATCTCCTATTAAAGGGAATGGTGATAGCAAGTCAGTTATAAAACTCTTAACAGGGAATTTTGTAGCATTCCATTGCTTTCTTGTTGTCTTCCCGAAGATGAATCTGCGGTCTTTTTCTTCCTCTTCATCATCAACGCCTGCGTACAATTCAGCAAAATAGTCATAAACCATTGTTCTTATAAAGTAAGAAAGCGCGTGGTATGTAATCATCTCACCTGCTAAACCACCTATTGATTTACCAGCTCTTACTCTATCTTGAGTTGATACTCCACTACCAAATAATGTAATAAAGTCATTATACATACGAGCCTTCTGGTTAAGAATGAATGTAGCAAATGGCAACATTACTTTTCTAAATATAGCAGCACCTGGCTGAGAGCTAGATAATAATTTACCAGCAAGTTTGTCGTCAGAAATATTCTGCTGACGGTCAACCATCATCTGAGCATAATCCATAGCTTCTTGATTCCACTCATGATCTTTCCAATCAATGTCAGTATCCATGCCATTATCGCGCAAATACTTCTCATAGTATGTGATAAATGATGACCTAGCAACCCATACGTCTGGCTTAGATATAAAAGCCTTCATGTATACTTGACTTAAATCTTCTATACCTCTAACTGCTTTTTTGCCTAAACCAACACTTTTCTCTAGAGTCGAGTCAATTGACTCAACAGAGCTTATAGATTCTAGACCTCTGTTTGCAATAGCCATTCCGCTTCTGTTAATTGCCTCATTCATTTCAGCATTTACAGGAGTAAATCTACCAGCGTTTGCTAATGTGTTAATAATAACAGGAGCTACCTGTTTAATAGGTTGATCTAATCCACCTAGTGCTTTACCAACACCAAGAGTAGCAAAGAAGTTTGCAAGTCTGCTTATATCGTTTAATGTATCTCTATCAAAAGATTCTTTACCTTTGACTTTCTTTATATATGAAGTTAATCTGCGTTGAAGTAATTTTCTATCATCACCGCTCTTTATCATCTTTTTAAAGCCATCTGATGATATAAACCCATCAATCTTTCTAATTGATGCAGCAGTTTCAATGTCAATCATTGCAGCTTTTAGGCTTCTAAAATTATTGGCATCAAAGTCTAGACTTACAAATCTATCTTTAGGCAAAGTCTTTGGTCTAGTGCTTTCTATTAATACGCCTGATTTGTTTTTGTCTACGTATTCAATTGAAGACATAAATGCCCCACCTTTACTAAGTATATCTTCACCTAATTCTACGTCAGATGTATCTAGTAATTTTAATCTATCAGGTGTATAGTTAGTATCGCTACCAAGAATTGAGTTATATACAGATAAGCTAACGTCAGCAAGTTGGCTATACTTAGAAGCCCATTGATTAGTTATCCAATCAACTGCATCTAAGTTCATCTGCTCAGCATTTGCTTTAATAACATCTAAATCTCTGTCCGATACTTTTAACTTATCATATACTTTTTGGTATACTTCAGCCATTTTAGACTCTTCCTTAGTTCCATATTCTAGAACTTTGATAGATTCTTCTAAAATATTAATACGTCTAATGAATTCATTTCGTCTTTCTGTCTCAGTGCCAATTAGATTTCTACTTAAGAATGCAAGCATACCTCTCTCGTATACGTTTTCTGCATCCATAAATTTCTTATTCTTATAGAATGCTTGCTCTGAGTATTGCTTTATCAATTGCTTATGATCATAATCTGCTTTTGCCGAACCTCTCATTAAATCATTTAAACCCATTCCTTTGATAACAGCTGTTGTATTTTCAATTCCTGGGAACATGCGCTCTATTAACAATGGTAATGATACCACCTGCTCACCGAAAATTCTACCAATGCTCTTATTAAAATACATTGATAATTGTCTGGCTCTTTTTCCGGAAGAAGCTAATCGGTCAGCATTAAATGTACCTTCGTAGTTATTTACAACTGCCTCAACACCACTTGTGATACCGTTATTCATAAAGTTATCCATAGCCTCAAGAACTAATGCAGCCTGCTTAACTGACAATCTATCCATGTCAATCTTCAACAACTTACGCATCAATTCTTTCTGTCTATCATTTAGATCAAGTGACTCCTCTGTGAACGGATCCTCATTGTTCACAATCATCTTCTGTATAATTCCGGCCATGAACTCAAAACGATTTTTCAAAAAGTTCATCTTCTTCTCCGGATCATTAATCTCAGATTCCTCTGTATTAATGATGTCAATGATCTCCTGCATCTCTTTAGAAGTCATATCCTCAGTAATGGCTCCTGACTCAACTAAATAGTTATGTACAGCCATTAGCTCAGCCTTCTTGTTCTTTTCTTGAAGCTCGATCTGTTCTGTAACAAACTCATTGATGGCTGCAATGTCTGCTGTCTGTCTAATTGCCACCTCTAAGCCTCTTACCGGTCTAACTGCATTCAGAACGTTCTCTGCGTTTGAGATGTATTGATCAATATCTTCAACTAAGAAAGGATCAACCTTAGTAAACATCTTAGCCATACCAGCAACCTCAGCCTGAAGTTCTTTTGACTTCAATGCACGTCTGATTGACTTTCTAATCTTAGATGCTTCAGACAGTCTTTCTTGGTAGTCAGCTCTTAAGAATACCTTCTCAGCATAGTTAATCAATCGCTCAACCATAACCGGGTTGTCAAGGTTTACCTTACCTATCTTATTAATGATTGAATTTGATTGACGAGTAGATATTTTACCGTCCTTAACCATAGCTGATATAGCTGAAACCAATGCCTTTCGTTTAGCATTTAGATCCATCTTAGCCTCGCGCGCTGCTTTGGCTTCTAATCTGAGTTGTGACTTGAGTGCAGCTGCTTCATCTACTTGTACCTTTGTTGGCTTAACTCCCATGAGTCTGCCTACAGATGGCGCCGACTTAATACGTTGTCCAAAGAACTTATTGAGTTCTCTTTCAGCTTCTTCTCTCATTATGTCGTCAGACTCTACATACCAGTCTGACTTTCTTAAGTCATTAAGCGCTGACTCAACACCTTGCTCATGAGTATTACCTCTCTGTTTAACAGATAAGTCGTACTTATCTTTTGCTGCATTGATAGCCTGTGCTTTGCTTAAGCCTTTTTGTTGATTGCGCTCAGGCATTAATATCTCAATATCTGATTCAGATAATAAATTTTCTTGAACAGAGGATCTAAGTTCTTCTAAAGAAGATATCTTATCAGTTATTTTGTTTATTAATGATTTTCTAAATTCAAGATCACTATCTGAGCTAGTAATTTTTCTTGATTGTTTTTCAAGATCTTTTTGCAGTAAATCAATCCTATTTTCTATTGACCTAAGAATGGATTGTCTTAACTCTGTTATTTTTTTATTTTTTCCTCCAAGCCAATCAGGAATATTTCTATTCTTTATATCCTTCAAATACTCAAAAGGAATTCCTAATTTATTAAACACATCTGTAAAATCCTCTCCATAAATTTTTATTTGAGGACCTTGTTTTGATGATAGCTGTTTCTTTCTTGCAGGTGCCTGTATTTTCTTTTTACCAATACCATAAGGAGCAACCACTTGCTGTTGTTGTACTCTGTTGAGATCTTCTCTATATTTCTCACGGATCTCATTTGGCATCAAATCATATGAGTTCACGATAACATCTGGAACACCAATAACTTGACCCATGATATCGTTCTCGTATGTAGAATGTTTTGATTTTCCACCTACTGACTCAGGCTTTAATACCAACATTACATCACCAATGTCGAAGTTGTTATCCTTGTAGAAACCATCTCTAAGCTCATTAGTATCTACAAACGCATCATAAGACTCAAGTAGTTTTTTTACAGGAGTAGATTTAGATTTCTGTTCATTAATAGCTATGATAAATTTCTTTCTATCTGACCCGCTAAACACTTCATCAAATGAATTGTATTTATCTAGTACATCTTTGATTCCCTTAGTTGGCTTATTATCTAGAAGTGACTTCTTGAATGTATTGAAGTCTACTTTAGCTTCAATTCTTCTTCTTACTAGATCAGCAACTCTCTTATTGAATAGTTTTGATTGTTGTGGCGATCCACTGATTATAAATATATAGTCACTAGACTTGATCAAATTTTCAAGAGTAGATTTATTGGCACCAGATGCCCATATAATTCCATCTTTTCTATTCTCAGGATCTAATGCAAACGATGGGCCTGCATCTAGATAATGTTCTCCATTAAGCACAGAGTCAAAATACATACCTCGTCCTAGTTGATCAGCAACCCAGAACCAAACTGTTTGGTCTTTAGATACTATATCATCAACTAATGCCTTAAAATCAATTATGTCAGATTTCTTAACAAATGTAAGTTTTTGATCTTCAGTTGCTTTTACTTGCTTCTTTCTAGATAAGTCTGTATTTACAATTGTAGTTTGAACTCCTTGTGTAAGTATTTGCTCACCTTTAACAAGTTGCTTACCAATTCTATTGATAAAATCAACAGCATCCTGTGTGGTTGCTTCAGCAGAAAATATTTGAGGTAAACCAATCTTAGCTGCAATCTTATTGATCAAAGCCTTGAACTTAACAAGTGCTGACGTAGATAAAGTATCTTTAGCGTCTGCCATTATAGACCCTAACTCAGCAATAAATTCTTCGCTTTGTTCTGTTGGGTCGTACTTACTGGTAAGTTTGTCAATCTTATCTACTAGAGCTCTGTCTTTTACAATTGATTTTAAAGAGTTAGCCCAAGCAGTTAAAGTCTTACCATCTATACCTTTGTTTAATATGACATAATGGAACGCCTCGTGAAGCAATGTGTTAGGTAAAGCTTCTTGCATGTTTATGTGGATAGCACCATCACTAGCAATAAACGCTCCTTTTTCAGTACCATCTGTTTCTTCACCTACAGCTGCATCATATTCAGACTGTGTATTGTGTAAATAAATTTTAGCGTCAGGAATTGCTCTTAGCGCGAGCTTTGCATTCTTTGCAAGCTTTTGTTTAGTAGCAGTATCTTGGTTTGAGATTACCTCATCGATATTCTCTTTAGAAACCAGGTTGATTTGTTCAGCTTTAGCTTTCGCTACTGTGTAGGGGAAGTTTCTTTGCTTTGCTTCTTGTACGGCATTACGAATCCCTTCCCGTCCGGCTTGCTGTACTGCATTTCTCTCAGCCTCTGTAAGGATTTCTGCCCTTCTGAAAGAGTCGATGAACTCTGACTGGACTGCTGATTTTGATTCTGAAGTGATTTGTCCTCCATATTCTAAGTATTTGTCTACAAATGTAGCGTATTTATTATCAAAATCCTTTACCGGAAAGTCAAAAATGTTGAAAAACATAATCTTATCTCCAGAAAGGGTAAAACCATCTTCACTGAAACCAGCATCCTCAGCTGCCTTTAGAGCGGCCTCTTGGTTGTTAATACCAATGTCAAAACGATCGGCATTATGTTCAGTAGTTTGTGGCTCAACAGTCCTTCCGGCAATTGTTGAGTCTTGTACTTCAGGTGTCAATGCTCCGTATGCAGCTGCGAACTTGATGATATCATTCCAGTCTCCTGAAACGGTAGCAACAGTTGACACCTCAGCTACACCTGCATAACCTCCAATAGTATCATCAATATTATCAACAGTAACATTGAAGTCGGTAGCAACTTTTGATAGGTTGTCCTTATATTGTTTATACATATCAGACTGTCTGATAGCATCAGCCTCTTCTACAGTCTTAACCTTAGTATCAAACAAAGGAGCAACATTAATCTGTGTTGTAGTTTGCTCTCCTACTTCTTGGTACTTTTGACCTTCTTGGGTAACTTCTTGAGGTCCTGCTTCGGGTTCTCCTTGCGCCATTTCTCCGCTAATTTCGGCTCCTGGCTGTACAGATACTTCACTTGTTGTTTGCTTTTGAACGGCATCTTTGCTTAATTGTTTCAGTTGTTCATTAATTTCTTTTACTCGCTCAGTTTGAACGACTACAAGATCAGGGTCTTTCCCTGCAATTTCTCTATTTATTTCATCACGCTCGTTGATCAACTTGAACGCTTCATAACGATCTACATTCTTTGGTATCTTATTGAGGGTACCTTCTACTTCATTCAGTCTCTCAGCAATTGCTTGACCCTCTTGCTTAGTTATTTGACCAGAAAGTATTTGGTCTTTAATGTTTAATCTAAACGTATCCTTAAGTTCAGGGCTATCGATAAGCTGCTCAATATTATTTATCTGAGCTTTATTCATTTCACCTGCTGCAACTTGTAATGTCTGTGTAATGGATTGCATTCCAGCACCACCTGCAAAACCAAGCATAAATGATTGGCTTAATCGATCGGCAACTCCAGCCCATGATTTTGGATTCTCAAACTGACCTTTATCAGACATCTTATTAAAGACATCCTTATAAACCATGTCAGCTGCCTCTTGAGCTAATTCAGTAGATCCTTCTACCAATCCGGCTGATGTAACTTGAATAAGTCCATTTGTTATTGCTGAGCCCAAGTTTTTCTTTACAGCTAACTCAATAGCTTCTGAAGATGCATCCTTGCCTAGTTCAGCAACTGTTTTCTTTAGCACCCAATTAGTAAGTCCTTTACCTGCCGGTGTCTTAGAGAACCACTTGCTGATACCATACTTTTCTAGTAAACCAACTGTAGCGCCAAGTGCTCCTGAGAATAATATCTTTTGATATTCAGGTACATCCTTGAACTCAGGCCCACTCATTTGGTCTTTAGTGTTCACATAAGATGATGCATATAAACCAAGGAATGGAGATCCAGCGGCAGCGCCAACTAGTGCAGACCCTCCTGAGTTAGCAAGACCAAATACAATTTGCTCAAATGCGCTTCTGTTTTCAGATGATGTGTAGAAATCACTTATTGATCCTGGAGCAGCTCCTGTTAAGAATCCTTTGAATTCACCATCTTGAAAGTCACCTGTCTCAAGCAAAAATCTCAATGAGTTCTCTGCACCTTGTAATGCTGAATATGTAGCACCTGTTAATACGTTACCTCTTTCAGACTGAATGGCAAACTCATCAGCTGCTATTCGATCAATTGACGTGCTGTTATATTGGGTTTGTCTAAAGTCATCATTGATTTTATTACGCTCATCAACAAGCATATTCTTTTCCTGAGCTAACTTAGGAAGGTAATCGTTCTGATATTGCTCTTCAGTAATTAACCCCTTTTGTCTAGCTTCAGTTACTGTTTGATTCCACTCAGCATAGCTCTTCGCTTTTTCTGCGTAGTCAATAGATTGAAGTTGTAGTCTAGCAAAGTCTGTCTTTACGTTCTCTTTTGCATTCTTGTCGTAAATGGCTGATGACTTATACTTGTCATTTTTAGCATAGTTATATCTACCATTAGATAGGTCTTGTAACTTAGCTTGCTCATCTAGTAATTGTTGAGATAGTTCAATTCTTTGTGTAGGAGTAGCTGATTGCATCTGCTCCTTTATCTTATTTACCTTTTGGTATTGGTTGACATAGTCTTTTGATGTCATCTGAACATCTAAGAATCCACTCAATATTTTGGCTTCTTCTTTATCCCTATCTGACGTCCAGTTTTCTAGGTTGATTTTCTTTCTCTCGTTGGTAACTGTGTTTACTATTTCTAGTTCGTCATAACCAGCGCCTGATTGATTGACCTGTAGATATGGATAGTCTTTTATGAGCTGCTGTACTTTAGGCACAACATCTTCTTCATTGTCATTTATGAAGTCGGCGTTGATCTGATTGACCTTAGCGTCAATAGCATCTGACTGAGCTTTTCTTCTTAAGTACTCAGGGTCTGTCTTTTCGAGAGCTTTAAATGAAGTTTCAAATAACTCTTGCTCTCTCTTCTGTGCTTCTGTTTTTGGCTTTGCTATAGGTGTGGGTGCAGGAGCTGCTGTGTATTTTAGCGGCTTTTCTTTTCTTGGCTCTGTCTCAAAACCATACTGCTCTAGCGAGACAGCATTTTTTTCTAATGAATCAATACGTCCTTGAACGTCACCCTTAGATATTGGAAAGTATTTATAGTCAGACTTTGATGCTTTAAACCACTGGCCGCCCTCTTTTTTATAGACAGCATTATCTTGTCCAGGGAATGAGTATACACCATCACGCTTTCCTTTTGAAGACGAAGATACCGTAGCCTTTGTTGTCGTTGTGGTTAAGCGCTCCGATGAAGGTTCTTCCAATCCAGATCCCGTAAGATCTTTTTTTTTTACTACTTCAACAGCATCTGAAGGTGGAACAAAGCTAGATGATCCTTTTACTTCTACTGCATCGCTAGGGGGTGTCCACTCGTTTTCCATCTATTTCTTTTTCTTTGTATAAGTTATACCATCAGGACCTACTAGTGTTTGCCCAGGTTTTAATTTTGCCCACTTAGCATTAAAGTCGGCTTGTGTTATTTTAGCAGGCTGCGCCGGTGTTTTAGCGGCAACTCTAGCCTTAGATAATTTTCTTGCCCACGTTGAATTAGTTGTTTCGCCAAAGAAATCACCAGCATTATCTATACTAGTAATAGGTCCAAATACTTTTTTAGGGTTCTGCGCGTCAATAATTAAATATGTATTTGTGCCTTTTTTCTGAAATAAATACTTGCCTCCAGAAAGCTCATTTAATTTTTCAACGTTACCTCCTGTCCATGCGTTTATCACATTAGTGGCAATTCTATAATATTGAGGATCGTCTTCTTTTTTAGTAGTAGTTGTTGATCCACCTGTAGGTAATTTAGGTTCATCTTGTATCGACTTGAAATCAAGTTGTGAATAAACCGTGTCCTCAACAGCCCTTTTAGCTCTATCTCTTTGGTCTTCTGTAATCATTGGCTGATACACACCTGAAGAATCTTTCTTCATGGCTATCAATTTACCCTCAGCTTCTTGAACAAATGCATCCAATTCCTCACCAGCTAATCTCGGCTTATCTTGGTATTCGAGAATATTGTTTTCTCTTTCAACCATCTGAGCAATTTTGCTTTGACGATCTTGCTCAGTGAAGTAAGTTGTATATCCTTCTCCTGTGTTATCTACAAGAATACTAGCTGTGTATCTATCATTACTAGTTAATGATCCAGTAAGGTCAGCTAATTTCGCTGCAAATCTTGGGTTCTTTGTGGCATCTGTAACCGTAGTAATACCATTTTCTTGAACAACGTCTCCAAATAGCTTAACAGATTTATTTACCTCTGTATCTAGATTAACTTTATTAAACACAGCATTACTTGGATCGGCTAGTGATTTTGCGCTTTCAATTGAGTCAGGAATTACTTGACCTGTATTGGCATCCAATCTACCCGTACTAACCATACCAGTAGATGGATCAATAAATACCTGTAGGTTTTTAAGATCAGCTGCTCTTGCAAAATACTCAGCTGCCTCAACAGATAATTGAGAAGCATTTCCGTCTTGTATTTGCTTTTGAATCTCAGCATTCTTTGCATCAAATCCTTTTACACTAGCTCCAAGACTTCCCCAATTTTCCATGAAGTTATTCATCCTTTGCTTGTACTCTTTAGGATCAAGTTCGCCTCTTTTGAGAGCATCATTCCAGCCTTTAATTGTAGACACACCATTTTGAGATGCGCCAAGCATCATCTGTTGAAACGTCTGACTAGTAAAATTATCAGACTGTTGAATGGTCTTTATGTTGTCAGTCTTAAGCTGATCGAGCTCTAATTTCAGTTCTTCGCGGCCCTCCTCAATACCTTTGACAGTGGTATAAAGACCACCCAATGCTTTAGACCAATCTACCGATTCGGTAGGAATATAGCCAAATATGTTTTGATTGCTAGTTGCCATTATGGAAGAAGTACTTGATTACCTTGATTACCTAATACTGCATTAGGATTATTTATATTAGATCCAGTAATTATATTTGTTGGTTGCTGTAAACCTGGGATATTAGCTTTATTTCCATACAAGTAATCCCAGTTAATTCCTCCACCAGCACCAGTATTTGTTCCAGATTTTTTCTTTCTATAAAGACCAATAATATCATCCAAACTTGATGCTGCTGATCCTGCAAATCCAAGTGCTCCCTCAATAGCAGCATTACGATTTGCTTGAGCTTCAGATCGACGCATATTTTGCTCTTGAACCTCACCAATGCCTGCCATCCAATCTCTCTCAGCTTGACGAGCTCCAATACCAAGTTGAGCCTCAGCTTGAGCCACATCTCTATTATACTGAGCTTGATTTGCTTGAGCTGCAAGAGCCATGTCTTGCTCGTTACCTGCTGCAGCCACTTGACCAATTCCACCAATGACGCCCTCTGCACCTACACCTTGTAGTGCTCCAACCATCTGAGCCTCTCGTTGAGACTGTTGTTGCTGAGCCATCTCAAGACCAAGTGTAGGCACCTGTAGCGCCTTGAATGGATTGGTTTCTTTGATCTGCTTTAATTGCTGCTTTGCCAATGCGCCAGCCTGCGTGGCTTGCTTCATTTGGTTTTGTGATTTGATAGCCTGAGCGGCACTAACGCCAATCCCGCCTAAGGCTACTAATGTTGATGTTACTGCTGCCATATCTTTATCATTTCAGTGCAGTTGCTTGTCCCTTTCTGGAATCCACATGCTGCATATCGGTTAATCAAATTTTCGTTCTTTAAAGAAGTGTAGAAGTATTTAGTTCCATTTGTTTCGGCAGCGACCTCAACAAGTGAGTTAATCAATAATTCTATCGCCTCTTTGCGATCGTCTTGTCTGTAGTGAAAGTTTGACACAATGTACTCAATCCAAGCTGTCTTTGAGTTAGTGAAGTAAACAAATCCGGCGCAAATATCTTCACCGTCTTTACTTACCATCAGCCCACCTCGGCCATCCTGTGGTAGCATATCCTTAGGTGGTGCTGACCATCTCCAGTCCTTCCACCATTGGGATAATACATCGTAGTCGTGGTCATCTAAAAACCTAACTTCCATGTAACAAATTTAAGGAAAACTTTTGAATACTTCAGTACTTACAGCAAATAGCTCTATCTCTGAAGTAGCATCAACACCACTTCTTGATAATGCGAGATGAAGAAAGTAACCTCTAGTCCCGTATGACTCAGCCACAGAGCTTTTAAGTATATAAACGTAGTTACCTGCTGTTGGTGTATTTATGAATCCAGGAGTAGGTGGAGTAGGTGGAGTAGGGTTGTTATTTGATACAGATATTATATTTCCAACTACATCTACAACATATCCAACCTGTGTATTTGTTACTATGTTGTTATTTGAATCAACGATACCACTTATTATTAAGTCACCTGTAGATGCGTTACTAACCTCTGAATCCATTGTTAATTGAAAGCCAGCTATAGAATCTATAATGCCTACACCTTGCGCTGATATTAACTGCAAATTATTATCATTCACAGGTCTTCTCATGTATGAGAACCATTCACCTTCTTTGTTTACAAACTGAGACATGCTCATCTCAGTCTGATCAAGATCTGTATAGCCAACAAAATTTAATGAATGAGTACAATCAAGAGCTAATGTCTTAAACATCTTTATCTCTGTTGGTGATTGATTCATTACAGTTGATATAGAAAACCCACCTATTGTATTGTAAAATGTAGTTCTATTTGAATTGGTATCGTGCTTATATAGATTACCATCCTTAAATGAATAGAATGAGCTATTTAAACCAATCATCCATTCAGGTCGATAAGTCCATCTAGAAGTCCATCCCTCAGACTTGTCAGAAAAAGTAATCGTATCTATAACCATATAGCAAAGTTACGAATTTTAGACCAAGCAGCTTTTCATGCTTTTGATCATTTCATAATAGTGATATGAACATCTATTAGGATCTACCGTCAGATCTGTACCAAACGGTAATGTATGCATGTATGATGCTTTATGGAACATACCCTGCTGGTTGTTCATCACACCTGCGTTATGGAAAAAATATACGTCATCCCATATACTTGATGGACATGTAGCCCAAGCAAAATCAAAGTTCTTTGGCACCGTTACGTGATGTCCAAAAAACCAAGCATTCCATAATTCGGCCCACATGCTAGCCGTCCATGCTTGTATGCCGTTTGGATCGCCTTCCTTTTTGACGTCCTGCATACCAGTCAGTAGTTTGTATAGCCCTTTGCTGTCCTCTTCTACTTTCTTCCAATAGTGATGCGTCAAGTTTTTCATTAGCTTTTGAGCTCCACCACTTCTATCCTTATTAAACTCAACTAGTTTTCTAGATATACCTACTTGGTTGCACATGGCCTTTAACACCTCTTCACCCTTACTCATGATATAATCATAGCCTATGTATGAGATAGTGTCTGAGAAGTACCAAATATTATTATCTAGGTATGGTGTAAAGTCTAAGTATTTAGTGAATACAAAGTCAGCGTCATGAAAAAAGATTGCATCGTTTGTCAGATCAGGATGCTTTTTGAAATGCTTTTGCAATAGGTGTGCCTGTATAGCTGGTGGATAGTCGCATTCGCCCATGGTGTCTTTATAGAAAAAGAACCTAGCAATATCGCTGTACGTTTGGTATAATTTATTCCACGACTCAGGTATCTCATCTTGATAACCGGCAACTATGTCAATATTTTTGTAACCTAACGAAGCGAAGTTGTGTATACATACCTCAATCTGCCATGCATAATAGTCAAGCGCTGGCTGCGCTGACAACATCCTAAGTGTTTTCATTAACAGGTTTTACTTGCGCCGGTCCAGTTTGATCCGTTCCACTCATACGCAACATTTGTAATTAAATTCAAGTACCAGCCAGCAGGCGCAGGATCTGAGCCAACTAAGTTTGTAAAGATATAATTTCCAGGGACACCAATTGCGCCATTGACATAATAATTATCAATATCAAGAACTGAGCAAACAGATGATTGTGAAGAAGAGTATGACAGCGTAATAGGCGTCAACGGTGCAGCTGTCGTCGTAGTTGTCGTCGTTGTCGTTGTAGTCGTTGTCGTTGTAGTCGTTGTTGTAGTCGTTGTTGTAGTTGCCGCACACTCTGAGCAGCTTCCATACGTATACAATATAGTTCCATTAGCTACTCCAGGTGCCACAGATGCTGTTATGGTACAACAATCTCCATTGCTATCCTTTACGTAATTAGGTAGACTTAATGCACTAAAACCTGTATAGGATAGTAATACAGCAGCACCACCAACGCACTTTGTTCCTGAATAATATCTAACAGGAATAGTTGTTGTGGTTGTAGTTGTGGTAACTCCCGAGCATGCTGACAAGTTTAATATTTGACCTGTATCAGCAATTAAGCAGGCATAAGTTACACCAGACTTTCTAACTAGATACCATAAGAAAGCTCCATCAAATAATGTTGTAGCCCCTGCATCAGTGTAAACAAAACTGTTTACTGCAAATGTACCTGTATGGTAGTGAGTAACATATGTAGGAGTAGATGTACAAGCTAATCTAGCTGATGTAAATCCACTTGTATCTAAATCAAAACCAGTTACAGGAGTTGCTGTTGTGGTTGTCGTAGTACTTGTAGTTGTCGTGGTACCAGTGCATGATGTGCAGTTTGCATAAGTAACTATAGGTGTAATAACATTATAGTATGGGAATGTAGCTGTTGTTGATCCATCTATTCTCCAGCAGTTGCCATCTGTTGTTTTTACAACTAAGCCAGTAGTTATTGAAGTTCCTAATGAATTTCTTAATACAACATTTACTGTATTATCAACACAAGATGTAGCTGTAAAATATGTACCTGAAGGAAGTGTAGTTGTACTAGTTGTTGTAGTTGTTGTAGTTGTGCCAGCACAGGTAGATTTACCAATCACTGTTCCGTTTTGATCAATCTGTATTGTGTAATCAGAATCATTTATTTGGTACCATTTTTTACCACCCATAAATGGACGCTTTCCTTCTGAGTCATAGAAAATTGTGTCAACTGTATTTGGTATATAGCCATCGCCATCAAAGTACATTAGAGTGAACGTAGGAATGACTAAACAAGCATCAGATCCAGACTCCTTAAATTGCTCAACATCAATTAAGAATGGCTTCATATCTCCTGGATCAGATACGGTTACAGATATTACAGCTGATGAGCTAGTCCCAAAACAATTGGTAGCTCTAACTGTTATTGAGTAAACACCTGCAGGGCAATTATCAAAGTATACAATTCCGCTTGAAAAAGTTGCCTCACTAGGCAACGTGCTAGCAAGTAAACCCCATGATGTTGGGTTATTAATAACCTCTATAGTTATACTTTCGGATGTATTTGTGTTAGCTGTGATTGGGTCTGCAATAATAAAAGGCACAGCAAACTCAGAGCATGTACAACTTTCTTTCGATAGGACTTCACCTGTGGAGCTTGCGGTTATATAGTAAGTAGCTGAGATACATGTGTCGTCAATATCTATTAGATGCAAATATTCATCACCAATATACACTTCGGTTCCTGCAGCATCATTAAATAACTGATCACCAATATTAGGTAAATCATCTATTCCATTATGCCATATCTCTAATGTAGGACACTGAGCACAGACATCAGAAGGTATTCCAGGTGCTGTATCTATAAACAACCTAGTTAAGTATGGGCTAATTTTATTAACTATCCATGTTGATCCGCTAAACGGAGATGATACAATTAAGCTTGCCTCTCCGGTAGGTAAATTTTTATAAAACTCAATAACACCAGTACCATTGTCAACAAGTCCGTCGTATGGAGCGACTAATCCAATCTCATCAGCTGGAATGCCTGCTGCAATAAGAGCGTCATAATTAACTGTTGAGTTAACGCCAACATATTTAGTATCAACTACAATCTCTCCATTCCACTCAACTTGGTATCTTGTTGGTTGATCAGGATCAATGGTATTAAAACTAATACCAGCACGCCCAATATTAGAGCCGTAATTCATGTCGATAGAACGGCTTTCAGTTATGCCTTTGTAAGATGCAACTGTATCCATTTTATCTTCATAATCCCACAACAAATAGACGTACTCATAGTTGTTTGGATTTAAAAACACAAACTGCCCGGTAAAAACACCAGCCGAATAAACAACAGGAATTTCAGTAGCTAGGCTAAGTATAGTTGTTTTTTCGTCAGCAGTATACGCTACATTTGAAACCAAATAGTATAGCTTATTATTTAACGTTGGGGCAAGTTTTCTGTAATCTGATAAAGCATCTCCAGCTACAACAGTTACTGATGCACCATCATATGGCACATACCCAACACCACCAATTCCTGTTGATGAATCAAACAAAGCAATTGCGCTTCCACTTAGCACTACATTGTCAATGGTATATGTTGAGCTACCTGTGTAGCTAAAAGATTGTTTAGTTTTTGAACTCATCTTTACCTAACGTTATAATATTAAAATCTGTTCTAGGTCCACGTCCTTGTGTAAGTGTATAATCCACATATGTACTACAATAAGCAACTCTAAATACCACGCTTCTTTGCGCAAGTGTAGTATTATTTTGGATTCTTGCGTATATATCTTGAGACCCAACACCTGATTGGCAATATGGGGGTAATTCAACCCAGTTGGTTCCAAAACCATTATTGATTACAGTAATAGACCAACTTGTAGTGCCAGATAAAGCAAATAAATACTCAAGCCCACCTGCAGTATTATACGGGAAACTATCTGCAGTTGGATTGATGGTTATATCGCAAGGTGTATTTCTTCTAGTTGTAGATGCAAATACATAGTTTTGATTGTATGGGTCATAAGCCCCAAGCTTAGCTGTATTTGGTGTGCTAATCATCAAGTCTCTAAAGTAGTCAGACATACCCATTCTAGATATCTCCATTACTTGATCACCTTGCATTTCAAGCACAGCACCTCTTCTAGCATCAGAGAAGTATATCTTGCTACCCCAAGTAGCAAAGCTTTCAGGATTTGATGATATACCAAACTCATAAGGTAGAGCAATCTGAGTTCCAAGTACTTCAGGAACCGAAGCAACTGATCCACCACCAACAGCATCAACCAATAAGTTTTTACCATACAAAACTGATGTAATCTTATCCTGATGCAATACAACTAAGTCAGTAGTTCTAGCATATAGTTTCTGAACAGACCCAAAGTTCTTATCTAAGTTTTTAAAGTTTGCTGTAGATAGGTTAAACTCATTGAGTCTATTTATTGATGAATCCCATCTATAGAGACCACTATAGGTGAGTGATGCGTCTTTGACTTGTTGTTCGTAGTCTTCAATAACGCCACTAGCTCTCAAACTATACTTTAACCACGGCTGATTAAATCCATCAAGAATTCTATTAGATTCAACGCCATTGCCATAGCAGTATGCATTGTAGTCTGAATTCTTGTTATCTGTGTTATTTAACTTAATAACTGCCTGATTTAAAGTACCTGATTGGTCTTTCTCAATATCACTATTTGATACCGAACCAGGAGCTGAAGAACCTGCAGCATGATTAATCGTTATAGCGTATCTGCTTGGTGTAGCAACAATTGTATAATAAGCTGGAGGTATATTTGATGCAGTAATATAAACAGATTGACCTACATCAAAATAATGTGGTTGTTTGTTTCCGTTTTGTATTAACGTAGTATTGGCTGCAATTGTAGATATATCATACTTCCATAATACCATGTGATTACCTGCCTGAATTGGATATGTTCTACTCATTTCATAGTAGATATCCACATCGTCATTTGCTGGTACTGTTTCAGCATTTAATTTGCCACCCATAGGTGTCTGCGTCACCTTTAATCTAGTTTTAATTTCATTTAGACTAGAATTAGACCCATCATTAAATCCTTGTATAATCATATAAATATCACCTCCAATGTTGGACTGATCTATTTGATTACTTACAGGGTTGCCAGTATTTTGATAGTTTGTTCCATATCTAAATGTAACGCCACGTGATCCAATGTTTGTACCTAATGGATTATATTGTATATAAGTGGCATATGCACCAGATTCATAAAACCACTCCTCTAAGTTTTTGTAATAACTATTAGAAGTGAAAGATTGAATACCTGTAGCACCTGTTGGGTTCTGAGGAGCAGAGTCAAATAAAACCTCTAATTCTATAACAGATCCTGGAAATATAGCTCCAGGTCCCTTAAGTATAGATCCTCCACCATAAGAAGTATTAATAGATGTACCTAATCCATACCCAACATAAGGATAGCTAGGTGTTCCAGCTAAGTTGCCGTATCCTCTAATATTAAAAACCCATCTATCTCCAACATTATATGATGTGTTAGCAAAATTTAACACCATGCTAAGAACGGTTGATGTAGATGTGTAACTACCTCCAAATGGAATTGGTATATTAGCAGACCACGATGATAATGCTAAATTTGAAGTCCATCTGAACTCATCATTTGCAAGTATTTCAACATTAATCCTAAAATCAGAGGTTGAAATTGCTGAAGCTGTTACATCTTGAGCAGTTGGGGTTATTGTATTATCTCCAGTATAACTATAGTAAGCTGTATCAACATGTTGCGATCTGTTGAATACAGGTGTTCTTAAACCCCTTCCTGAGCCATTAAAATTAAAAATCTGTTGTGAGCTAACATTTAAAAAAGTATCTGAAGCATCAGCCTTAATTTTAAAGTATAAACCCTCTAAGGCGCCAGCTATAAAACCAACTGGCTTATATTCAAGCTCTAGGACTTTGAATTTTTTGTTTGAGTTCGTTGGTCCTGAACCATATGATTTGAATACGATATATCCATTTACTTTTATCTTATCCCTATCAGCTTCATTGATTAAGAAATATCTGTAATTACCACTCTTTAAGAACGTTACAGGAAATAAGTTATAGTACTCAGTCTTTGACTGCTTAACAAATAACCTATACCCAGTTGCCCATATAGGAGCCTCATTCTTTATATTGACTACTAATGAATTAGCAGTGCTTGAGTTATCAGGTGATATGTATACAGAGTTTGACTGATTATTACCTGATATTGAACTAGTGGATGTACCATCAACAGATGTTAATACAGTGGTCATTCGACCATAGTCATCTAAGTATGCAATACCAATCTCATAGTCACGATCACTTCTCCAAGTTTGTTTAGGAAGCGATGTAACAGGCTCAGATATATAATCTACAGTATAATTGACATCTATAAAATCATTTGTGCTGTATCCTATTAAGTCTCTGAATTGAGTATAATTACCCATAACCAATCTACTTCCAATAACATCTTGAGCTAAAGCTTTAAGAGGTACGTTGTCAAATAATCTAGTTACTTGATCTGAAGGAAGAGCTGCGTATGTTTTGTTATTCATAAAGAAGAAGCTATACGTAGAGTTATCTTGTATGCCTAGTTCTTCTTTATTTAACGTCTCAACAATTTTTACGTTAAGAGTCCTAGACTCCCAAACCAATAGTTGAATTTCTGTAACAAACTCATTACCAGTTTCAAAACTAACTTCAACTTGATTGAATTTGTTGAGCATTCCTTTGTTCTCGCCTGTCTCTATGTCAATATTTAAAGCCTTCGGATTAAATGCTGTAGCTGAAAATGGAGACATCGATGAGTACTCGTTATCCAAATATTTATATCGGTAGCTGAAGTAAATAAACTTATCCTCAATATTATTTGGATCTAATGTTGCAGACTGAAGTGTGCTTAATGATATAAAAGGTGAATTAAGTGGAGGAGCGACAATTAAATTAATGTCATCATTAATTCTAGGATCATTAATGCTATATGTCTTACATCTATTAATGTTGATTTTTCTAGGTGGGTTTAAGTTGTCATTCCAGATAAGGAATCCACCACCCATTCCATCAGTGATATAGTTAACACCAGTGATTAGGTAATTAGCGTCAAAATTCAATCTAACTCCATTAGAGTTTGGTATTTGACATCCAAGCACTAACACTGATGCATTAGTAATCTGATTGTATTCAAATATACCCTCAAAGTTGTCTGCTTTTACAAACCAATATATTAAATTAGAAGGCTCATATGCTAAAGCCCCAATCGTAACTGCATTTACAGCTCCGGATATTTGATATTGAGACAGTATGGTATTTATACTTGTTGTTACTGTGTTGCCAAGTGAATTCTGAACAGCTCCAATATTTGATCCCTCAGATGTATCAATAGTAATGTTTACCGCATCACGGTATTCTCCATCAGGAACTAACCTCTCATCGAGGTCTTTATTCATTCTCCCGGCAAGAAATGTTCTTTGTAGGTCAGCCATAATTACTTAATCCATTTATCCTTGCCTCTCATTGCCATTAACAATCGGCCTGGGTGCATGTTGCTCAATCTGATTTTGGTATTTCTAAGGGCAGCTGTTTTTTCTTTCTTTACCCTGCTAACAATATACTCTTGGATGCCAAACTTATTGGTGAGTAGGGCCCACTTCAAGTAAGCATAGATATATTCTTCTGCTAATTTATTGATAGAGATAGCGCTTGTATCTCCGTTCTCCATGCCATCTGATATGTACTCAAGTACAATATAAGAGTTCTCTACACCTGATGTAAAGTCAATTACACCGGCTGCTTTGTTGATGTAGTACTTAGGATTGATATTTGCGTCAGCTGTGTTTAATCCAAAGTTCTGTGCAACTGGGTATCCAAAATACCACTCCCCGTCATACTCCCAACCCCATTGGTTGTAGTATGCGCCAGGACCTACATATAACTTGTTTTCTTGTCGTAAAATATCTAGTCTTGACTCGCCAATAACTACCTCTCCATTCGAGTCAAATATAACCTGACCGTTATTATCTTGAAGGTATGCTGTAGCTGTGATGCTCTGTCTAGCCTCTGTAAGTGGATATAATACACCACCCCTAAGCATTGAGATACGAACGTAGTTAACGTAGTCAGGTGGTAATACCAACTTAAGCTGATCACCCAACTCAAACTCAAGAACCTTGATGTTTCTGAGTGCGTCGTAGTTTAACTCTTGAATGGCTCTCTTTGCGTGAAATAGAATGGTATATCGATCTACATTGTTAATCAACTTATCATTCCCAACATAATTTAATATGAAGTTGTTGACCATATAGTCAAGCGTAACATATTGATAAGACCCCCAGTTTGCATCTTCAGGGACATTACCATTGTTGGTATAGTACTGATAATTAGTTATATATGCCATTATTGTTTCTGTTGAATGTCTTGTACTTCTTCAGCTTTAGCAGCAGATACAACGTCCTGCTCTCTGATTGATATGCCAGAATACTCTAGTATCTTGATAACTAAATTTGCAAAGTCATCTAACGGCAACTCAAAGTCTTGGTATGTAGCAGCTCCAGGATTGAATAAAGGATCACCAAGTGGAGTTGTTGAATAGGTCCAATTTGGATCTTTTGGATATCTTAAATACTGTATAGTGACGTTAGATGTGATGGTTGTAGGATAAACCAATAAACCATTTTGATCCATTGTGTATACAGGGTATTTTGTCGTTGGAGCCGTAAGGTTTGAATTTACTAGATTCAATATCTTTCTATGGCTAACCTTCTCAATCTCTGTTGAGTTATTGTAAACAAGCTTCTCTAAGAAGAAATAGTCACTAGGAAAGTTAAACTTACTTGTACCAATATTATAAGTTGTAGCTGTGAATACAGAAAAAGTATCAATCACCTCAGCCATGTTTTTAGGTATGTCAGTATACCCCTCACCATGCATGCGAGTATTTTGCTTGTTGATTGCATTGCTGTAATTGTACATATACTGCCCGAAAATCTCAAGCTGTGCCTGCTTTGCAAACAAGTTAAACTCAAATGGCGTAATGAAGCCACGGTTGTCTTTGCTAATTATTGATAGGACGGTATTTCGAACGTCATTGATCATCTGACTGCTTTTGTACAAAGATAAATAAAAAAAGGCACTCCATTAGAAGTGCCCTTTTAGTAGTAGTTTACTAATGATTAAGCAATAGCTACAGATGTAATCAATTGTTGTGTAGCACCAACCAAAGGAAGTGCAGGAATGATAATTGCATCTGGATTAGAAAGAGCTTGATTAGCATAAGCCAATGCATTTACTACAGCTGCATGAGACGCGTAAGTAGCATCAGCAGTTGTAAATGTAATTGTAATAATATCAGCAGTAGCAACACCACCTACAGCGGTAAGAGTTAATACAGTAGTGCTTGTATATTCAATAAACCACTCTGTATTTACTGGAATTAATTTTTTTACTAGTGCATCAGCTGCTCCAATCGTAAATTGTAAAAATTTCTTGTTCATCTTAAAACGTTTTAATAGTTAATAACTATGCAAATATACTAATTCTCAGAAAACTTATCTTCTAGATACTTGTATAGCTCTAACCCTTCGTCAGACTGTAAATGAGAAGCCAATGCATGGATATGGTCGTGACCAAACGGAACGGTCATTAGACGCTTCTTATTGTCCTTGAAGTTATAATGGATGTCTTTGTTTCCTCTGAATGTTAAATATCCTGCCGTAAATGCGCGAGCTGCAAAGTTGTTGATCTTAAGCATTGGGTCAGATGCTGCTTCCATGAAGTCTTGAGGGTATCTCTTAGCGAATAACATCATATCTCTCTTGATCTCAGCAGAACTCATCTTATCTACATTACCTTTTAAAACCAATCTAGCGACTGCTTCTAATGTATTAATGTCTTTGTCTGCTAAATCACGAGCTAATAACAATGCATCAATTTCTGAGAATAATTCCTCAACATCTTCTTGAGCATCTTTTTCTGAGTCAAATTCATAAAATTCAGAACCATTACCTGGATGATAATGTAAGAACTCTTGAAGTACAGGATTGTTTTTTGGAACATTTAATACGCCATCTTCAAATACGATAGGCTCAACAATAACATTGGCATCTTGTTCGTCTTGAAATGGTGAATTTGAATTTCGCGCATAGCGAAGTGGGTGGTTTGTATTTGTCTCTTCATTGTAGTAAAGAAGACGTTTGCGCGGAGTGTCTTTATGCGCAATAAAATAGCTCAATGGAGCATTGTCAATCTTTAATAGATAGGTGCGATCTTTCGCCTCTAGTTTTACTCTGTTCATTTGATATAATTTAAATTATTAAAAAAATAGAGAGGGGCCGTAACCCCTCTCGTATTATTGGTGTTCTTATCCTTTGAAGATGAAGAAGTTGTTAGCACCCATTGTACAAAGCGCACGCTCTGACAAGAAGTTGACTTCCATAGCATCAAGGTCGCTAGTTTGTGCACCACCAGCTGAACCAGTCATCCAAGTTTTGTAACGACGGTTTTCAGCTTCAGAAGCGCGGTAACGAACGTGAAGGAATGGACGCTTAGCATTTTTACCAAGTACTTGATCGTAAACGCTCATTGTACCAGCAGGAACTAAAACACCGTTGATAGCACCACCAACAAGACCACCGCGAAGAGTAGCATCGTTAAGGTATTTCCAATCAGTCTTGTAGAACTCATAACCACGACGGAATCCAGAGAAACCAAGGTTAAGAGCCATTTGCTCGCTGTTGTCAAACAAACCGTAAGAAGTACCACCAGCACCGTAAGAGTTTTGAGCAGCCAACATATCGTCGATGTCAAAAGAGAACTGACGGTTCAAGAACAATACGTTCTCAGCGATAGCACCTTGCTTGTCAAGACGTTGTACGATTGTATCGAAGTCACCTAAAGAAGATGGGTTACCACCTGCCCAAACGTTACCACGAGATTCAATAGCAGCAAACATACCTTGAGTACCAGCGTTGTAAGGCATTGTAGATCCTGCAGGATATGCAGCATTACCTAATGCAGCAGCTGCACCTGAGTTAACCTCAGCAGGAACACCTTCTACCATTGACATTTCAAGATAGTCTTCGTAACGCAAACGAGTTTCGTGCTCAGACTTCATGTACCAGTAGTATCCAGTAGCACCATTCTCAGTTGTTACTTCAACCCAACCAATTTGAGCCATGTCAGAACCAGCAACAGTGTACTTGTCTTTGATGATAATTGGCTTGTTGTCGAAGAACAAATCTTGTGCTTCCAAAGATCCTTGCATACCGCTAGTACCTTTTTGGAATTCAGAACCATAAACAAATGCAGTGAATGTAGCACCAGTGTCACCAGCAGCAATACCAGAAGCATTGTAGAAAGCAACAGTGAAACGGTCAGCAGCAGGAAGAGCAGTTACTACAGCTTTGTAAGAAGATGTAGAAGATGCATTGTTTGAAAGGAAAACTGTTTGACCAATACGGAAAACACAAGTTCCTGTACCGATATCAAAAGTAGCAGTATCATCACCACCTGCAGCGCCAACAGCAGTAACTGCCGTGTACTTTGTGTGAAGACGACCTTGTTCTGCCCATTTGATGAGGTCAGAGTTAGTAGGAAGCTCGGCACCAACCATACGCAAGAAAGATGCGATTGAACGGTTACCATAGCGCTCGAATTCTTGCTCATAAGTATCAGGAAGATACTGATTCAAGAAATCGAAGTTAGTGATGTAGTTTGTAGGCAATGTTGCCTTGACTGCGCTTGGGGTTAAATTTACACCCGGAGACGCCTGTAATGTACCAGCCATTTTTTCTAATTTTTAGGTTTTTGTTTAATAACTAATCTGTTACCGAAACCAGACTCTACGGCTCTTACTTGGAATGTACCTTCAGTTTTATTAGTCACCTGAGTGGCTTGACGAGTCATGTCAATATTTTTAGACTCTTTAGAAACTGTCTCAACAGCTTCTGTCATACCCTTCTCATAGAAGAACTTTGCAAACTTTTCGGGATTCGAAGCAATCGCTATTGCTCGATGGAACGTCTCAGCATCCTTTAAGTAGCCATCTTCGTTTAAGAACTTATTTACAAAGTTACCTAATGAAGACTGCTCGTTAAGAAGTGTCTTTGCATCTGCCGGCTTGAACGTTACTGCCTTATTCTCGTCAATATTAAATTTGAAACCTTCAAACTTATCAGAGAATAATTCATTCGTCTTATCGGCGAAATACTTAGACCGCTTTTGTTGCTCCTCTTGCTCGCTAGTCGCGGTTTGTTTATATTGCTTATAAGATTCGTAAGCTTCCTTTTCTTCTTGCGGAACAAAGGCATCCCTTGACTCAAGCGGCGCCTTGTACTGTTCTTTAAGCTTATTAAAATACTCACGAGCCTTATTGAGCTCTTTTTTTCTCTCTAGCTTTACCTTCTTAATATGCTTGTCATCATCGAAGTCTTCATCATATGAAAACTTGGTTTCTAACTCGAACTTAACCTCATCAGCATCTAGCCCTGGGTTTTGTTCTTTAGCGTATTGATAAAGTAGAGAATCTTCATCCATGGTATTGTAGTCGACATTCAACTTCATGAAGTCTTCAATACCACGTCCTGTTTCTCTTTTGTATTTTAGGAACGCAGATACATCTTCAGGTAGTTCTTCAGCTTGTTCACGCTCCTGAACTAATTCATCCAAAGATGTAATCTCTTTGTTCCATCTTTTACCAAGATATGAAAGAACTTTATTATCATCTAAATCAACCTCTACTGGTTGAATTGGATCTGCTACTGGCTGCTCTTCAGTTAAGTCAATCTTTACTGTGTCTTGATCGCCACTATGATCTTCTAAACCTTCAAGAAGCGCTGCTTCTTTTTCGGCCACAGACTTCTCCTCGAAATCTACAGCTCTCACTTTAAATTCACCTTCCATTTAATTTAATTTTCAACAAAGTTAATAAATATTTATTTAG